ATACGCTTTCCCCCGCAAGGCCCAGTAGCCCAATAGCCCCTATAGGGGCTATAAAAACGCCACGTAGGGTGGAGGATTCTGATTTCAAGTAGCGAGAGAGTTTGCAATGAGTACGGATAGTAGCAACCAGGGAATAGCCGCTCAGCGACTAAGTCCTGGCTTAGAGGAGTTCACCACTAGTTGGCCTGATCCTAGAGCAGGATCAACTTCCCAGCCAAGAGTCTTTCAATTCAAAGCCCAGAATATTTTTCTTACATATCCAAGGTGCGACATATCTGTAGATGTCGCGGCACGCACTCTCCTTACTCTTTGCCATAGGTTTCAGCCTCTCTACATCTTATGCTCTCAAGAGCATCATGCAGATGGTTCAAACCATCTGCATATCCTTCTTCAGACTGATAAGACCATGTACACTCGAAATCCTCATTACTTCGATATTTGTGGTCACCATCCCAATATACAACCAGCTAAAAGCCCTGACAACGTCCGTGCATACATTCTCAAGGACCCTATCACGTCTTTCGAGGAGGGGTCATTTCAACCACGTGGGTCAAGATCCAATACTTCCGCAATACCACGCTCTGGGAATTCCGGTACCAAGGACTCCCTGATGAGGGACATCATCAATACCTCAACGAGTAAGGACGACTACCTTACTCGTGTGAGGAATACATTCCCATTTGATTGGGCCACACGTTTGCAGCAGTTTGAATACAGTGCATCCAAGTTATTCCCAGAACCGGTCCGTGAATACGTTAATCCATTTCCTCCTTCGGAACCCGACTTATTTTGCAGGGAAATCATTGACAGGTGGGTCTATGACGAACTTGATATGGTAAGTTCTGATTCCGGTTCTATTCATTTTCGTTACGCAATATACTTATCACTATATTCATTGTAGGATATCACCGACGCATTTGACGCCGCACAACGCCGACGGAGCCTGTACATCGTTGGACCTACAAGAACTGGTAAATCTACGTGGGCTAGGAGCCTCGGACGACACAATTACTGGCAACACATGGTGGACTTCACAGCGTATGATACCCTCGCCAAATACAACATTCTCGATGATGTACCCTTCAAATTCTGTCCAAATTGGAAACAACTCGTCGGCTGTCAGAGGGACTTCATCGTCAACCCTAAGTACGCGAAACGCAAAGAGATCCCGGGAGGAATCCCATGCATAATACTTCAGAACCCTGACGATGACTGGCTCCCGGTTCTTAGTCCATCCCAGATGGACTACTTTGTGAACAACTGTGATGTCTACGTGATGAAGCCTGGTGAAAAATTCTTCGGAGGTGATACTCCTGTGCCTGAGGCACAGGAGGATGTCCCTGACGGGACAGGGTCGTCCTAGTTCCAGTTTTTTTTTAGTGTGTTGCCCTCTATCGCGCCCATAGCCGCCTGCTTTGTCCTACCCCCCTATATTGTATATGTGTGTAATTTGTAAGTGAGCGTTGCTGGCATAATGAATAAAATAGTACAACTATTTTAATATTTCACTGCCGTGAAAATTACAATTATTTCCTAACAACTACTGCAATCCTACGGATTTAAAATATACCCTAATATTTCCGATGGCTTGAAATTCCATCGCGTTACCAGGTGCCGCTATTACATATAATGCCCCCTTCTGTATGTCGCCTATGTCACCCCCTTCGGTGTTTTTCCATTCTGTACGCGTTGCAAGACGCTTACAGAACTTGTCAAAACCCCTCCGGGAATAGGGAATTGTCTTCCCGCTAAGCTGTGCATCACTAGAGTCATCAGCCGCAGATACACCATTCACCGATAGCTCGAACTTCCATCGTCTTTTGACGACGAATCTGTTGCACAGCGCTCTCTGTACAGACCAAGTCATAGGAGATTGCGATAACCCCGTATCGTAGTCGAAGATATCCTTCGGTTCCGGTTTAATCCCAGTAGGCTGTGCGTCGTAGACCAACCAAAGGACGCACATCCCACGTGATACGTATTTTAACTGCGACGAGGTCACAGCAAACACGAGCTTGAACGCTATCTTGTATATGATCGTTTCCGCTCCCCGTCTTTGGTCTTCTCCATTGCCTCTGGCAAAGGTCGACGATAAATATGTCGCCCCTCCGGTTTTAAATATTGGTGCTGACTGACCCGACCACCTGTAGTTTATCACCTGTAGAGATGGTCTGCGATCAGACCGGCCGGAACGAGTACCCCGAAGTACTGAATTCCTCGGGGTATAACCCCGACGCAGCGCCTCAGCAGGCCACGGTACAATCCTGCGTGAAGACCTAGCAGGTTTTCTACGCATCGGTCCAGCCATATCCAAAGCGCGTCGAAAATCTGAGTAGGTTCCAGACCACGTTAATCCCTTATCCTGGGATTGCTCCGCCCACGACCTGAACACCCGGTCCAGCACGTGGATTTACCGGCGTATTACCAAATCCGATCTCCTCCGTGGATCTCTGTCTTCTGGCACGGAATAGGATTATTAAATCCCTGCCAAACCAACGATAAACCACGTAAATTGTGAGGACTACACAAATAGTCACTACGAGAGCGAAGATCAGATGGGACCACGAATCACCGTCTGTCGACGGTGGACGAGGAGATGGGGTATACACAACAGTTGGTGATACCTGTAAAAGCTTCATATGATGCGCCATTAACCAGAAAGACACGACGATGCTTTATATAAAGAATATTTCTTCCAGGCCAAGGAAGGCTAAAGTCAAACGAATCACGTCACGACGTTGACAGTCACGATCTTTGGTCTAAAGCTCGCCGGCCCATAGAGCGCACACGGGCCGGCTCGCGGGCCTTGCGGGGGAAAGCGGTAATATTA